CCTTCAGGGGTAATGTAGAAAGCCCCTTGCTCTGAGAACTCACAGTTTTGCAATGCACCAAGAGAAGTCCTTAAGGTTGCTGGGTCTGCAACTGTAAGGCTGTTTCCTGTTTCAATGCTACGCATACCATTTGGAAAAGATACGGTGTCCAAAATCTTATTGATTCTAGTTCCAGTATCTTGTCCAGCGGCTTGTCCAGTCACAGCTACTACCGAAGCCAAGTTAAATAATCTAAAAGCGTCACTTGCACTAATGTCCACATAAGCCATGTTTTCAGCTTGGTCATAAGAATAGGCGTAAGCTGTGGTGTATCCGCTAAACAGGTAATAAGTTGTGCCTGATACCTCAGCTGAAATTCTAAGTTTTCTTAACGGTTCTAATTTGCCAAAATAAGGCGAGCTAGTATTTTGGGGATTAAAGTCTGAATTAGGGTCATAAATCCTCACAACACATGTGCCAGCTTCGTAGATATCTCGGGCAACATTTCGTCCACGCCTAATGCTTATACCTCTTGTAGCCGCTGTTAAATTAGCAACTAAAGCAGGTGCGGTTGCGTCTGACAAAACACCAACACCAAGAACACCGTTAACAGGGTCGCCAATAGTAAAAGGGTTTTGAAAGGTTGCGCCCGACGAAAAGTTCAAGGAAACATCAAGGGTTGCTGGAAGTGCCATTACTGAAACGCACCAAGCAATCTACCTACTGAGCTGGGTGAACCCGACAGGTTTGAATTTAACAAACCGTTTCTAATATCGTCAACTAAATCCTGACCTGTAACAACATTGCCAGCATTACTAATGTTGACAATAATGTCACCTCGTTCGCCAGCTCTATAACTTCGGTAATCTGGATTCATGGTTTCTCTAACTTGAGTGTTAGCAACTTGATTTGCCAAATCATATTCTCTATCTCTAACTAATCCACCAACTCCACCAATGCCATAAACTCCATTTGTTGTCGGTGTTTGCACAATGTTTTGAGTTTTTTGACCTAGTAAACTATACATTGCAATCATCTTGGCTAGTAAGTTATCAATCTCAGAACCCCAACCCTCAAAAGGATTTAAAGCCCTAGGTATCCTAGAAATTGCCAAGGCAAGGTCAGTAGTTTGCAATTGACTAATAGCTAATTGTTTTGCAAGTCTTTCTGCTTCAGAACCGTTTTCTTGAAGTATCGCCATCTGCAATTGCAATCTTAACTTCTCATCATCTGTAATGTTTCTTTGAAGTGCTGCAATGATTTGGATTTTATCAATGTCAAACATTGAGGCAGCCTTTTTGAGTCTATCTTCCTCAGCCGCTTTTTTCTTAGCCGCTAATGCCGCTGCGTCTGTAAGCTTCTTTTGCTTGGCTAAAAAGGCAAGATATTCTTTGTTTCTCTTGGCTTGTTCCTCAGCTGTCTTTTGAGCCATTTCATAAGTCTTTGTGTTTGCTTTCCAAATTTCATTTTGGATTGCTAGCTCTGTTCCTTTAACATCAAGTATGTACGCCCAACCATCAGTAACACGCTTGAGCAAATCACTTATGAAAGGAACATTGTTTGTAAGAGTGTTTATTAACTTTCCTGTTTTAATCAGGATTGCGTCAACAATATAACCAAACCGTTCCATTGCGTCGGTCATGCCACCAACGCCTCTGTTACCTGTTGCCTCTTGGAAAGCCATAACCAAACCTTGACCAACTATCTGTTTGGTGTCATTCCATTGATTGTTCAAGACTTCAATTTTGCCAGCGTAAGTGTCAAGATAAGCAGCTGATGAACCGCTAAATTGTTTGTTTAATTCAGCTGTAATTCCAGCCATGTCACCTGTTGCTAGATAGGCTTTATTTAATCCAAGGTTTAATCCTGCAAGTCCTCTAGTGTTTCCCGCATAACCCTTAGAAAGTGCGTCAACAACTTGATTCAATCCGTTGCCACTACCTCTTGAAACTTCAATGGCTAGGTTTAAACTGTCCATTGCTTGTTTAGCATTTCCAGTAGCTCTAAACAATTGAGTAAATGATGGAATCAATGAGTCGTCTGCAATGCCGCTTAATTTACTAAGGTTTTTTAATCCCATTTCCGTTTCAGGAAACGCCATCAAATTGCCAGTATTCTTTAAAGTATTTTGTAAAGCGGCAGCGGCTTTTTCTGATTCTGTAAATTCCTTGACTGAAGCTCTACCAAACGCGACAATTTTGTTAACAGATAAAGCAACACCCAATGCCAGTCCAAGATTTCGTGCAGTCTTGGTTAACTTGTTTAGTGAGGAATCGGCAAGTTTTGCGCCTTTATCTTTGTACTCCGAAACAATATCTATGCCAATTGTCATGCGGCTAATCCAAATCTGTCATTTTTAGTAGTGGTTTCAAATAAGTGTTCGGCTTTTCTAATTGCTGCAAACACCGCGTCTTGGACTTTTCCTTGGTCGTCAACATAAGACTTAAATAGCAATCTACCTTTATCCATGCGGCTGTTTCCAATTTGTTTAAAACCACCGTAAGTGCCTTGGATTCGCTGATTAAAATGCGCCCCAGCGTTAGGGTTATTGCTTTGAGATTGTGGGTCACCGCCCCAGTTCTTGCGTCCAGCGGTTTCAATAATTGCGCCCACAGCTGATTTGTTTAGCAATCGGTATAGACCAACAAATCCCGCTTTGTTTCTTTTGCCTTGAGCAACGCTGTAAGTTAAACCCTTTTTAACAATTATAGGATTGTATTTTGGAAAAGCTCTCAAATTTGGTGCCATCATTGTTTTGGCTTTAGTGCGAGAAACGACAGGTTTGCCTAAATCTTGCCAGTTCTCTAAACCTCTAATTGAAGGTTGTACTTTTGTTTTAGCGTCGTCTGTAATTGTTTTTAAAGCAACGCGAATTTCTTTGTTCATTTGCTCGTACAGGTCAGGCGCAAACTTCTTTAAGGCTTTACGAGTTTCAATTAAACCTTTTACCTGTACGGGCATTTTTTACCTGTTTCGCTTCATCATTAAGGACAGCTAGCGTTGCTCTAAACAATGCTCTGTCCATGTTAATAAACTCTGAGTGAGGAATTCCAGTCCTTATTGCTAAAGACGCCACTAAATAATGGAAGGAATCCCTCGTTACCCATTTGGGGAGTCAGCGTCCAGAATCTCCACTTTAGCAATGGTTTCTAGAAATGCTTCCCCAAATGGTTTAACTGTTTCGCCTGAACGCCTTAGACATTCCCAAGAAAGCCAGTATATGTCCGACTGCCTTTCTTCATCTCTAAACCGCTTGTGAAATCCTGTTTTCCAATGTTGTTCAGCTGCATATTCAATCGCTGGTGAAATCTCATGTGTTGATTCCTCACCTGAAGCCTTGGTGATTTTTAATGCTAACAATTTTTACTCCTTAGAAAGTACCTGTGGTTGCAACGGCAACTGTGCCGCTCACAGACCATGTTACATCAATTGTTGCTAAATCAGCGACAGAACCGTTAATGTCGGTTAAGCCATTTACCAAGCAGGTAGCGGTATATAACTTGTTGGTTGCTGAAACAGCTGTGCCCTTTTCTTGCAAAAATACACAAGTAACATTTGTTCCATAAGCAGCCTGAAGGGTTTGTAAAACATTTGAAGTAGCGGTGTCATTGAAAAAGCTGATAGTTATTGAACTATCCTCTAAGCCCGCAATTCGCTTCACTCCAAGGTCGCCCATTGCGGTCACATCTAATTCCGCTAGGTTTCTATTGATTGTAACTGCACTTACATGGTCAGAAAGGTCAACGGAATTAACCTTGACTCCGACCTTATTATTCAAGAACACAGCCATGGTTATTCCTCATCTTTCTTAGTGGTTGGTTTTGGCTTTTCTGTTTTTTCTACTTGCCCGACTTTTTCAAGCCAAGCTTTATCCTCGGAAGGAACATCATAAATTTTATCCATTTTTAACTCCAACTTGTCATGATTGATACGGACATTTCGCTTGTAAGCATTTCACCCGCTACCCCTGCTAAAATTGTGGGGGCTGATATTGTGCCAACGCTTATATTCATTGTAGTAATGGCTGCTAGTTTATTAAACACACCAACCGCTAAATCCTCAATGCCAGCAAGGTTTCCTTGATTGTCAAACATTGGGACAATTAAAATCAACTTAAAATTTGCTTTTGGTGCGACACTTGAGTAAGTGTTATTAGTCGGTTCAATGTATGGGTCAGACGGTTGCACAATAACTGAATTTGCAATGGGACTGGCAGGCGGAAAAGAAAAGACCTGCCACTCCCCCGCGTTTACTAACGCGTTCGCAAGGGTTGTTCTGAGAGTTGTAACGGCAACTGTCATTATCCAACCAAGCCTTTAGGTGATAAATGATTAGCTAACAAAGCTCTGACTCTTGCAAGTAAAGTGTTTCCCATACGGTAAGGACTTGGTTGAAAATCTGGAGAAATTCCCCCAGCGTTGCTGCTCTGTCTTGCTTGCCAAATATCGACTGCAATCATAAGGCTAGCTTCTCTAATTTCTGGAACTGTTGCGTAATCTGTTGCATGAAACGCACCTGTGACTACTCCATAAGGTCTTACTAGATGATTTGATTGATTTGCACCTGAAGCGACGGTGTAAGTAAATGTATAAACATCAGCTGTAATTATTGTGCGTGTTCCGTTATATACGCTTCCTGCTTCACTTATGACAACTGATTGACCCTCAACAAAGCCATGCGGTTGTACAGTTGTAATTTTAGCCGTTAAATTAACTAATTCTGTTGCTTCAATATAAGCTTTGTTAAACCATAAATTTGTTTTAACAATGTTTTCTGCCGATTGTGTAACTTCCTCAATAACCGCGTCGGTATATAAAGTGCCAATTCCAAGAACGCTGCGCAATTCTGCAACGGTGCAATATGTACTAGGCAATTGAGTTTCCTTTCTTAAAAGTTAAGGGGCGAAGGCTTCCAACACCCCTTAACAGGTTATTCCTATTTAGGAAGTTTATGCAACTTTCCACAAGTATGAACCAGCTGCAACTTTTGTTGCTACTGCACCGTAACCATAATAAGCAACTGAAATCTGACCAGTATTTATTAGGTTGGTTTCCAAGCGATACTTGGTTGACTCATACCATGTGTAAGCGTCAGGATTGATAACAATAATTGTGTTGTCACCAGTTCCGTCAGTTAACGCACGAGAAACACGCAGGTTTAATCCACCAATGTTGCCGCGGATATTTGTAGGAGTTAGATTTCCTGAAGCGTTCTGAGGGTTAATTGTTTGAGTGAATACAGCGCGGTTTGAACCGTCAACTAATCCCATCAATGCACCCCATTGCTCAGGTGATACAACCATGTTAGTTGCAAATCCAAGTGTTCCTTTGTAAATAGAAACAGCTGCGTCAGAAATAAAATCCTGAATATTTGCAGCGGACATTGTGCGGTTGCCACCATCTGTTCCACCAGTAATCAAAGCTGTTCCAACAAAAGCGTCGGTTGCAGCTGCGTATTGATTTTCCATCTGCCTGACCAATTCTTGAAAAAACGCAGGCGAACTTCTGTCCAGAATCTCAACTGAAAATTGCTGTTGTCCCGCAAATTTTTTAACTGGGACGCTTATGAACGCAACATTTTGGTCAACATTTGCTGGGGCTGCACCTTCAGCGGTTTCTGCAACAGCTGGTGCTTGAGTTAACTTTGGAATTTCAAAAGTCATACCAGCGTCAGGCAATGCGCCATTTGAAACGCTATCAATAAATGGTCTGTCAGCGTTTGTTAATGGATTGATTAGTTCTGTTAATTGACGAGTAGGAACTAAACCTGCGTTGTCAGTTGTATCAGCGGCAGCGCGTAGGTACTCGCGTGCTGAATCATCATTTAGATATTGTGCGCGTAATGTGTTCTCTAGGAATTTTTCCTTTGTGAACTCAAGACGAGGACGAGTGTAAATTGGTGCTGCAATTGTTGGGCGAGAAGCTTCAACCGCTGGGGTTTCTACTACCTCGGTCGCAACAGTTTCAGTAGTTGTGTTTTCCACAATTTCCTCTATTTCTGTTTTGGTTTCGGTTGAAACTGCCTCTGTATTTTCAGACGCAGCAACGCTAGTTACTTCGGCAGATTTAAATGCTGCCGCTTGTACCAGCGAAACTTCCATTAAGCGTGCCGCGCT